CTGTTTTGTGTGGTTATACCTTCTGATTTCTGTAAGTTAGTATAATTGAGATATGGTATATCTTTAGCAAATACCCTACAATATTCTACCCCTCTTTCCTGTCCAATTGCACCTGTATATTTTATAACCCTCGAACCTTTAGTTAATTCTTTATATCCATCATTGAATACTTTACTAACTTGGTCTATAGCATTTCCAACGTGTTGTAATCTTCTTCCTCCGGGTGGTTGACTATCAATGAGCTTCTGTGTGTCATCTAAGATTGAACCTTCTCTAAATTGAAGGTTGTTCGATTCTGTGTTTATATATGATGATGGTCTGAAGTTTTCGTCGATGTCTAAAATCTCTCCTCCAATACCAACTTTCTTACCAGCATTTGCTCTATACTTAGGTGATACCCAAGTGAACCCACCTTCAATACCACCACCATTACTATAAGTTGGTCCATTTGCGCCTAACTTAACTTCTCTTGAAGGTCCTTCGTATAGTTGGGCAAGTTCTTGGGGTCCGTATACAGGTGATTGTAATTCTCTTGCGAAGTTATCAACAGGTAAATCACCACCAGGTGAGAAAACTCTTGATGGTTCCGATGTTGTAGAACCTATATAGTAGTTACTATTATTTGTATTTGTTCCAACAATAGCACCTCCAAGTCTATCGAAAATAGACCTATCGTACCCAGGTTTGAATCTGTTATAATCTAAGTTACCAAATAATCTCGATTTCTGACCACCACCTGTATTTTCTAAAAATATTTGAGAACCTGTTTTAGTCCCCCCTAACAATCTATTGAAAAACTTTCCTGTTGTACTTTTTCTGAAAGCATTACCTAACTGTTGTATTGTCGTTGGTTGTCCAATTTGTATCGAAGGGTCAAAATAAGAACCGGGTATGGGTGAAACAGGTATTATCGAGCCCGCCAGTCTTAATGCAAAATCCGTTGCTGCCAAAATTGGACCGGCCGGAACTGTGATTTGATAATTAGGCTCAATTACAGGGACTCTCCCTGTTAATAAATTTAGAACGTCAGTTCCACTCCTAACATTAAAAATGTTAACTCTCCCTCTCGTTCTTTGTATTATTTCCCTACCAATTCTTGTTTCGAACTCTTTCCTTAGAATTGTCGCTCCAAGTCTAGCAATGTATGAGTCAGAACTTAGTAACCCATCACTACCTAAAGGGTCTGGCGACAAAAGTATGGATACTGGATTGTATGATGATGGATTAAAAGTTGACGGATAAGGTTGTCCATTAGTTGTTCGATTGCTATTTAGTTGAACCGTCTCAAGTGTTGCAATATATTCTCCTGCATCTGTAACGTCATTTGGGAATGAATAAGCGTTGACACTTTTCCATCTTTTAGCCTCTATTGGTGCTTGGTCTAAGATATTAGCATCTTGATAACCATATTCTCCTTCGTTCGACTTTGTACCGTTGAGAGAACCTGGGTCGGGTACCTGTTTGTATCCACCTTCTGCACCGTATTGATTGTTTTTATAGAGTTGTTGAGCGAACCTCGGTTCGTCTATGAGAACATCAGGTGAGTCTATTACTGCAGAGTCTGATAGGGTTGTATCGTAATCTATTGGTGGCGTAATTCTACTCGGTGACTTTGGATAAGGCACGAGGTTTTTTACGATAATCTTTTTTCTGAATGATTCAGAGTTTACGAGTAATGGACTTGCCATTTATTTCTTTTATAATAAATAGATTCTTTGAAACTTTTTATTAGGCGGTGGTGTTCTTCATAGAACCGAAATTCATTGTTTTCATTTTTTCTACAACATTTGTTGTAAATGTTTCTTTAAGTCTTTCACTATTGACTAAATTGTCTTCTATTTTTGCGTAATTCATTCCTCCATCCCCTTTAATATTTAATTCAAAAATTGCAGGTTTGGAAGGGTCAAAACTCACAACAACCTGTTTATCACTGTCAACCATTGTTGTTTTTATCTCTCTTACAATTTCAGTTACCGTGGTATTTCCCATGTTGTTCGCGACTGGTGTCGCAATTTTTCCTACTTTTGTATCTAAATTATCTAACTTTGTATTAATGTTTGTAGTTGTTGTTTTTATCTCACCCATTATTTCACCTGATGGACTTGATTTCATTTCAGTTGTGGGTTGTTTTGTTTGTGCCCCTTTCTTCAGTTGACTTTCGTCGTATTCCTTCTGAATAAACTTTTGAACCGTTCTACCAATCTCAGTGTTGTTGTTCGCATTTTCCTGCAAAAATCTTTCTATTCCCGTTCTTAGTCCCTCATCTCCCTTACCTTGTAGTTTTTGTAGTTCTTTGATTGCATTTTCAACTTCTGACATACCCTCTTTACTCAAACCCTCCCCTTTACTCATTGCGCTTACAAAATTTCTGACGAGGTCCATAGATTTTTCAGCACCATCTCTGAACATTTGTAAATCAACACTACTAGCAATTGCGTTTGAACCGGCAGCAAGTACTCCTCGAGCCCCCTCAGCCCCTTCTCTCACAGTTGGGGCAGAAACAATACCATAAACTACTTTATCTTTGATTGACCTAACATCACTTTTGACTAAGGTGAAAGCATCCAACTGAGCTCTCTGTAAGTCTTCAACGGTTTTTGGACCCTTTTTTTGTTCTTCTATTAATTCGTCTATTTGTTTTTGACCTAATTTTTCCAACTCTATTTTATCGTCACCAACTTCAATTACATATTTTCCTCCAGAACCCATTTTAGCAATATTTGCCAAATATTTCTTATCCTCTTCGTTTTCAAATTGTATGTCAGGTCTAATTTGTGAGAGCTTCTTATCTAAATCTGCTGCGTTCAATGCCATTTTAGAAAGTTCTTGACTACTTAAACCTGTTTGTTTTTGTAATTCCCTCATCATCAACATACCCTGAGGATTAATTTTGAACTGTCCTGCTTTTTCATCGAAGTAAGCAAATTGTTTGGACATGTTCACAATACTATTTTGTAAACCTTCGGGGTCATTTAATGATTTGTTCATCAATTGGAATGGGTCTGTCAAATCTCCTGCGGAAACACCTAACCTTTGAAAAGCCGATGCTAACTCTATAGCCCCTTCTGGGTCTAACGCTCTTTCCGCTAAATCCATGGTTACTCTCATGTCCGTTTTTAACATAGCAGCTTGTGCCGCCATTTTGGTTAAACCTACCACACCATCTTGAAAATTGAATCTGTTCATAGCCGACATGTCGTTAAGAACATTACCCATTATCTGCCTTGTGTTTCCTCCAACACTTTGTATGTATTGAATTGATTCTTCAATTTTTCCACCTACTTGAGTGAATTCAACACCTATTTCTGAAAAACTTTCTACAATAGTTCCAACTTGTTGGTTTAAAACTTGACTGCTAGCAAAAAGTTTGGAAACTTCTTCCTCACCCGCCACGACATTTCTTCTTGTTGCTTTACCAACCGCTTCTATAGTTTCGACAGCGTCTTTAAGATTACCACCCAATCTATCAACTGCAGGAGTAGCATCTGCAACAGCTCCCATAAGCTCTTGCATTCTCTGTCTACCAATTCCGAATTGTTTAATCAACTCTTCAGCACCACCAACCATGTTTGCAAAACCTGCGGCAATATCATCACCACCAATTTTTGCTTCCTCGTATAATTTTCTAAGTGCTTCGGTAAGACTTTTGACTTTATCCTCTTCGTTCATGTATGATTGGTTTCTATATAAATAGAAGAAGGGTTATAATTTAACCCTTCTGATTCTCTTGAATCCATTTATCAAGTAGATATTTCCTTACAAATATTGGCATTTTCTCGAAATCACTCCAACTTACTTTCAACAATGTTGATAAGTAATAGAACTCATCAAGTTGTCCCTTCCTATAATCAGAAGAAAGGGCGAAAGAAATCAACCCCAAAACCAACATTCACTGTAAGTTTTTCTCCTGATGGGGTTGTTACTATTTTAGACATATCAAGTTTTGGCTCGTTGTCATTCATAAATTTCTTAATATATTTTGAATCAGCGATTGGTAATTGTTCTACAAACTTAGCAATTTCTCCTTTGTCTTGCGTACCATTAACTTCGACTATTTGTCTTTGTAACTTTAAGGTCACATAAGGAGCAACTCTACCTTGAGGGTAGGAGTCTATTGTTTTACTTATTTCTCTGATTTCACCGTAAGTCAAAGGTTTTAACTTGACGGTCGAACCTGTCTTTGGTAGAGTAGTTACAAAGTGACCATCAGATGTTGGTTCCTGACCTTTTGTTATTGACATTTGGTCCAAAGTTACATTTACCTGAAATTGTTTCCCTGTTTTAGGGTCCGTTGTTGTAATCATCATGTCGGGACCAAAAGCGGTATTTCTCAAAAAGATTAGTACCGATTCAACATCACCTTCCAACATGTCTTCAACTTTCAAATCAGGTTCGTAAATTTTGTTCCTAAGAAGGTTGATTGCGAGATTATCTCCTCCAGCCATAATAATGTTTTCATCATATGCTGTTAGATATCCAACTTTGATTGACTTTTTCTTGTTTTTATAAAAAACTCCCTCTGATGGTAGAGGTACTACGTCGTGTGGTAAAGAAATGTTCTCTTGACCATACATTCTTGATTGTTCATCCATAATATAAAAAATTAACCCTGAAGTTTATGTTCTTCAGGGTTAAATATAAAAAAAGTATTTATTTTATAAATAATATTAGTAAACCAATACACAACGGTCCATTCTCATTGAAGCCGTAATTGTTGCTAAACCATCTTGGTTATAAGCTAAAGTATTAAAGTTCACATCAGTCAAGAATGTTCCGTAAAGAATCCACTTCTCAACAACAACACCTGTTGGGTCCAACATCTCGAGGTCAATATCTTTTTTGTAACCCGCAGCATAACCCATACGACCTGTTACAGACTCAGCGTGTAAACGTACCCACTCCATGAGAGCTTGTGCCGCAGAAGGACCAATTGGGTCTCTAAATGTCACGTTAAGTGCTTGCCAATTGAATCTACCGGCTACATATGTAGAAGTATTTAAGAAAGGTATCTCTGTTGCAGCGATTGAAATATGTGGTCTAGCCGTACTCTCCACAAACCATTCGTTAATACCCAAACTTGAGGGAAACCTTAGGATGAATCGATTCTGACGTTTCGGTTCGTAAGGTATCGGCATTTTCATTAATAAATCAGCCATGTTATTATAAATTTAAAATTTTTTTTGTTTATATGTTATAAATATACTCACAGGTAAAATTTTTCTATTTACTTCCTGTTTTAAAAAAAATATACTTATTTAACTTCCTTTTTAGTTCCAGATGCAGTAGAAAATGTCTTTACCTCTTTACCTGGTTTATTTTCAAAATGTTTCTTCATTACTTCTACATTCTTAGGGTCATCATCAGAAAAACCTATAAATGTTTTAGCTGGTACAAATTTATTTCCTATATCACTTTTTATATAAGCTTTCTTATTTAATACAGCTGCCATTCCTTTAATATAAGATACAAAATCATCCATAGCCATCACTTTTAATTCTTCAGGACTAGCTGCCCCGTTCTCTTCACCAAAACTGACAGGATGATATTTGTTTAATTCTAAATAGGATTTTATTAGTTCAGAATCACTCATATCTTCTTCATCCACGAAGGTTCTATATTTTCTTAAATTTTTTAGTAACATATCTTTGTCAATTCCGTTGAACCCACTTACGATGTAATTATAAACCGCTTTCTTTAATGTCTCAGGTTTGTGTCCTCTAGCAGTAATGATTGCAAAAATTGAACCATTATTAATTGCTTCTTTAAAATCATCAAAAGCGGGTCCTTGTTCTGCCCTCATAGCATCTATCAAAAATTGTTTGTCACCTTCTACTCTGAAGTTTCTAAAAGGTTCTTTTCCGTAACCAGTAATGGTTTTACCTTTGTATTCAAAATTATTTTTACCTATTTCATGTCTATATTCCGCAAAGTCTTTCGTGGACATTCCCACTTCTTCACCATCATCAGTTGATAGAATAATTTCGGTAGGCATGTGAACTATGTTGTCGTCCCAATCGAACGCATAATACTTCATATTGGGGACAAGTCTCTCACTAAAATTTTCGATTAAATAAATCATTCTAATAAATAGCTTTATATTTTATTTCTATAAATATAAAACCCCCACTTGAAGTGTGGGGGTTTATTTTTAATTGTTAAAATTTATTAGATATTCTCAAACGAAGCACCTGTAGGTGTGATAAAGAATTCTATATCAATGAATTCAAGTGCTTTTGTTGGTTTAAGATAAATTTTACCTGTAAGTGTATTTCTGTCCAAATCCTCAGGTGTAGACAATACTGTTACACGGAAATCATAAAGACCTCTGTCTCTTCTGATACCGTCAAGAATTGGATTTACACTATCGAGGAATTGTTGTCTCACAATTTGGTCGTTTTGTTCAAACAATAACCTCACAGCCACTGCTGAAATCAACTTACGAGCTTGTAGAAGTAATCTTCTTACATTCAATCTGTTGAGAGCAGAATCCGCAACTTGTAGAGTTTTGTTACCCCAAATTACAGTACCAACGTCAGAGAAGGTTGCAATTGGGTTTATTCTACCTTGATACAACGTATCTCTATCTTCTTGTGTTAGTTTCAATCTAGCCTTAACTGAATTAACAAGACCTCTTGTGTAACCCGCTGACGCGAACCAAGGGAATGCAATATTATCAGTCAATGCTAAGTTTCTACAAACTTCACCTGTAGGAGGGAGATATAACTGTGTATTATTTACAGTATCTCTTACCAAAATCCATGGGTAGTAAGTTGCTGTATAATTTGAATCAATCGCTGAGTTATCTAAATTATCAACAGCCTCTTGTGGATAGATTATCAAGTCAGAGTTGTTAGAATCTGTAGTGTACATCGGATAATCTGGTGTTGTTGCGATGTACACAGAATCCGCTCTTGAGAATTGAACCATGTTAATTGCCGCTTCAACAAGTTTAGGATTGTTTACATAATCAATACTTGAAGTTGCGAATACATTAATGTTTGTTGATTCAGGGTTTTGGAATGATAAAATACCAAGTAAGTAAGCGTAGTAGTCAGTATTTGCGAAGTCTTGTGAATTTTTATCCACAATAATTCTCTTGAACATACCTTCACCTGAAGCTGTTGGATATCTTGTTGAAGGAGCCGCTCCTGCTAGGTAACCTGATGCACCTAATCTGAATCTATCTTCATTTGTTCTAAACTCTCTGTAGATATCCCAACCATCAAATCCACCTGCGAAACATACTGTGAACTTCCTTGAGTAGATATAATAGTATGGGTTTTCTTGAGTTTCAATTTCTGCTCTGAATTCAGCGTCTCCACAATCAAATGCGGTTTCACCACTTGTCACATATTCAGAACCAATAGTTACAACAGTAGCACCTGAATCCATGTGGAAACCTTTAGTAAGGTAGTTCCAAGGTTCAGAGTCTGTTGCTACACCCCAAGTCGCTGCTGAAGGATTTCTTTTCCCTTTATATTGTAAGAAAGATAAATCAGTTCCTATTCTTGTTGAGAAACCTAAGTAAGTTCTTCTAACATTATCACCGGCAGATTCATCTATTGATGCACCCGCTGCGGAGATACCGAATGGAGGATTATAAATCACTTCACCAGGGAAATTATATTGTGTTTTGTAAATTGGAACTGGAGAGGGGTTTGCAATTGTATCATAAACTCTTTGGTCGTAACCATAGAATCCACAAGGTAATGCGTCTATTGGAGCTTCGTTAGAAAGTTCCACCATTATGTTTGTTGATACCAACGGATACTCACCATCAAAAGAACCTATTTTTTTACCGATGAAGCTGTTAGAAGCTGGGTCCATCGTACAGTTAGTGAATTTTTCAATCACCACTGGATTTTGGTCAGTATCGAAGAAGTCTCTCACCAAAACATCAAAAGATAGATTCGAGAAAGAAATGTTTGCAATAGAAACCTTTATTTGTGTGTTTGCATCAGAACCATCTGAAATAGAATGGAATCTAAATAACTTATAAACTTTATTACCTCTAAGTTCAGAAACCAAGAATGGAGTAAGAGGAGTTTGATATTTTTCTAAATTCCATGCAATAGAATCAGAATTATAAGAAACTGCTGCAGGTAATGCAACCAAATCACAATCCAAACCTCTGATATAACCTTTATCATAAAGTTCATTAAGTTCTACAGGATAAATTTCCTCAACAAAAATAGGAACTTCATTTCTGTTTTTGTCAAAGTTTGATACACCTAAAACCTTAGTTAGATATCTACTATCACTCAATGAGAATGAAGATTGGAAACTGAAGTTGTCACCATCTGCAGTCACACCTGATAACAAGAAAGTTCCGAAAGGATTTTCACTAACTCCTGAGTAAGAACCTGTACAATCCATGGTTAAATCTGTTGTACCAGTAACCTGATATTGAGGACCATGTAGTGTTGTAGAATAACTACTTATACCTCTTGAACGTAAAGTAGCTAAAACAAGATTATTGTATTCAGAGTATGCTGTACCTGAATAAGAATATACATTACCTGAAATCGTACCACTATAATTTGAATTACTATTACCTGACAAAGAACTAACCACATAATCAAAAGAAAATCCTGAGTAATTGTTTGCAGAATAATTTGAGAAATTCGAATAGTACCAAGGATAGTTATCTCCATCGCTCAGAACATTTGACGAAAAATTCAAAGAATTTACACCAAATACGTTTGTGATTGCTGAGTAAGACGCCGAAAGGCCAGTATAATCTGAGCCAATAATTGAACCATATACAATTGCTGTTGAAGCAGAAGAAGATGGTGTGTCTAATATTTGACCCAAATAAACTTGAAAATCATTATTGAAAGTTGAAGTCGAACCGTCAGATAGTCTGTACTGAGAATTCAACAAAGCATTTACAGTAGCGGGTAGTGAACCTGTTAAAGTAATTGTATTACCTGTTGAGTTACCTGAGAAGTTACAAGTCCAAGGGGAACCAGAGACTGCAGACAAACCAATCGTTGCAGTGTCAACATTTGCTTTAGCTAATATAGTCCAAGAAGGCCCAGCATCATAACCTGAAAGACCTAAAATTCTTGTTACAAAAAGTTGGTTTGATTGTTGAAGATATGATTTGGCGATGTAGGAAGCCTCATATTTTGGGATTTGTGTACCCTGAAATTTGGTAGGTTCTGTCCCTCCAAAAAAAGATTGAAATTCATCGTAGTTTGTTATGAAAATAGGTTCGAAAGCAGGACCTTTGATAGTCTCACCAACTAAACCCAATGTCGTAACACCTACACTCTGCGCCACAAAAGACAGGTCAGTTTCTGAGGTATAAACACCTGGAGAAACGAACACTTTCTGATTTACTTGAGAAGTTGCCATTATTTACGGTTTCTATTTAGATTTATTTTTATTCATAAATATTCAAGTAAGAATGAAAAAACTTTACTTTTTCAAATCTATTTATAAACAGGCAGAAACTATTCTACCTTTTTTATCTTTATGGGAGGATTATACGATAACGAAATAAAAAACATTAAAATATCAAAAGAAGTACACGATATTCTAAAAAAGTATTGTGACAAGAAAGGGATTAAAATATACAAATTCTTGGAGACCTTGATATTAGAAAAGTGTAAAGAGAAAAAAGATATCTACGGAGAGGATTAAACCAGTCTGTTTGCTATTTCCATAATTGAATTTTGTGAGTTATCGTCTTTAACGACTTCTACTCTCAAAATATCATTTGTATCTAAAAATATTTCCCAAACATCAGAACCAAAATATTGGTTATTAATAAAAATATCGAAAGATGAAATGTTTGTTGTGTTAGTTATTGTGACATTAACACGGTTATCAATTATTTCACTCAAAACTGTGGTACCTGAAACAAATAAAAATTGATTGACAAATGTATTGGTGTTAGGAGGTTCCAATTTTCTTTTCCTTCCAACAGAAGGACCATCAGAAACTTCCATCATTGTAAGTACTCTTGAAATTGCCGGCTTTACCTCAAACTCATCTTCATCGATAAGATATCCTAACATTGTGAAGTCATAGTTTTGGACATAATACTTTCTTTTATCTAAGTCACTTATACTTTCATCACTCACATTATTCATTATGATTGGTACATATTGACCTTTGATAAAAGTATAAGCCTGACGAGAAGAAAATTTTTGTAATACAATTTTATTAAACTCATTAAGTTCTCTCATCCTATTACAAACAATTCTAACATTGAAAGTCATATCTACAGGAACAGGTTGTGGTATTTTATATATGTCCATACCCTCCTGATTTCCATTCCATGTTGGAACTGAGGCATAATAAAATTCTTTCCTATTCGGAATTGTATATTGTAAAGAAGGATTACTTCCGTATTTAACGTCTGGGTTTCTTACGACAGTAATAAACGGAGGTTTCACGTTAAAGTCTTGGTCAACAAAGTTCCATGTTTCTGTAAACTGAGTCCAGTTCTGAGTTGTTATGATAATATCAATTAACGGTACTAATTTTCCTGCGGTCACCAAACGTAAATCTTGTTTAACAAAATCCAACATACCCCTATCTAAATCTGAATGTAAAACTGATTTAGGTAAGTAAGTACCATCCTTGTTTATATATTCAAGAAGTTGTTGTCTTCTTGCATACAAGGTTTTTTTAGGTTCTAGAGGTAAAGATTTTATAACTTTTTTTGGATAACCCATATTATAATTTATCACCAAATTTATTAAAAAAGAACTTTGGAATCTCCGAGTGACCTATCGACACAGCGTATATATCACTAATACCTGATTCTTTTAATTTATTTATTGAATATTTCAATGAAGATGCTCCCCACTGTCTTCCCTTTTGATAAACCATTACAACGTCTGAATTTTGAGGAATTTGAACTGAAGTATACGAACCTTCTATAGAAGGGTCTATCAGCCCTACAAAATTATAACCTTGGTCTATTGCGGGATACGCTCTGAGACCACCCTTAGAGAATCCCGAAACGGAACTAATTTTTATTCCTTGGATTCTTCTTTTGACCTCATCAATCGTATATTGCCAAGGAATAAAACAAAAAGGTTTACTCCTTAATAAGGATTCTGGTACTTGTTCCATCATCCAAGATGGTGTGGCATAATGAAGGCCACCGAAAACTAATGCTCCTGGCTCCGAATTAAAACTATCGGGAACTGTTACAATCATTTGACCAACTTTTTTGGTTCTATATCCTAACTGTGACATAACTTTTTATATTCCTTTAAATTCATTTTCATTTACAGGAGTCGCTGTAATTGTCCTGTAGAATGGTTTATAACCACCATAGGTGTGTTTGTTATCTGAAACTACCCTACCGTCATCCGCAACAACATAATATCTCACTTTTCTTTCAGTTTCATAATATGCAAAGTAATCACCGAAGGCAATATCAACTTGGAGAGAATCCAAATAATTTTGATAGATAGAAAATCTCATATTACCAGGTTCTTCCAACTCAACTCTACTTTGACCAATTCTTTGATTTGTAGGTTGAACAATTTGAACAAACCCTTTGAGTTCAATAGGAGGTAGAAACTGAATTCCATCCTCAGGAGCTTCACCATAAACATCATCCGTTTTGGTTTTGTACCTATCAATTCTATATAAAACTACGGTAAAGTTCATGTCACCTTCAAGCCACTCTTGACCCATCTCAATGTCTAAGGCATAATCCTCAGCACCGAAAAACTTACCAAGTCTTGTTATAGGGACTAATTTTTGTTCCATAGTTATTTGATAAATACTTAATTGTTGTTTATATTTAATACAAAAATTAATGAGAATATTTCCTCCTACGAAAATTTTTCTAGCGAAGAGTCCTATTCATGGGTATGGAATATTTGCAAACTCCTTTATAAAAAAGGGCGAAATAATCGAAGAGTGTCCTATTTTAGATTTGAAAGTTCCGAAAGGTGAAAGATGTGATATACTATCTGACTATAGATTTAATTGGCCGTACGGAACTTCCGATTGGGAAAAACAAGTAGTCGCTTGGGGATGGGGTTCATTATATAATCATTCAGAAAATCCAAACGCATCATGGAGGTCAAATACTGAAAGAAACACTTTCGAATTTTATGCTCTCACTCAAATAAAACCATTTGAAGAAATACTCATATTTTATGGTGGGACTGAGTATTGGTTAGATGGAAGAACACATGTTAATGTTGTATAATGAATGAAGATACTTTAGAGAATAGAGCACTTACAATTCTTTCAGAATACGAAGGTTCCAATAATTTTATTTTAGAACTCAAAAGGAAATCTGAAATTAATAGAAGATTTTATCCTACAAGAAGTCAATCCGATTACATAATCAATAACCAAAATAAACAACCCAAGGTTGCAAAAAAATGGGTTGTCTTAGATTCTTATTTTGCTTTAAAATTTGCAAACGATTGGAATTTAATAAGAATACCTGATAAGTTTTGGATTGAAAAACTTTTAACCGAAACAGAAAAAGCGTTCCACGTTTGGGGTAAGATTGAAGAGGATAACGAACTCCGAGATTACTGGTTACCAAAAGCGTCAATAATAAAAGACAACACTGTCAAAGATGTTGTAATTGATTATACAAAATATAAAAAAAGACCTCCAATGGAACACCAAAAGGAGGCAATACAAAAACTTGCAGAAAATAAAAGGTTTATACTTGCGGATGATATGGGATTGGGTAAGACAACTTCGACCATAATTGCCGCTTTAGAAACCGGCTCGAAGAAAGTTTTAATTATTTGTCCTGCAACTTTGAAAATAAACTGGAAGAGAGAAATTGAAAACTATTCAAAGAAAAGTGTTTTTATTGCCGAAGGTAAGAACTTTGAAACAAACCACGATTTTGTAATTATTAATTATGACATAATTAAAAACTTCCATGACCCTAAGAAAAAAGGAGAGTCCAAAATATTAGAAGGTAAGTTTGATTTAGTAATTGTAGACGAAGCCCATTATATTAAAAACGCTCAAGCACAAAGAACTAAGTTAATAAATGATATTGTAAAAGATATTGAAAGGGTTTGGTTATTGACGGGAACACCGATGACATCAAGACCAATAGATTACTTTAACTTATTGAGTTTGGTCGATTCCCCCGTTGCAAAAAATTGGATGGCTTATGTTGTAAGATACTGCGCAGGATATCAATTCAAAGTTGGTCCAAGAAAGGTGTGGAATGTCATGGGTGCCTCAAACTTAGAAGAACTAAGAGATAGAACAACAAACACTATACTAAGAAGACTCAAAGAAGACGTACTTGATTTACCTGAAAAAATAATAACACCAATCTACTTGAGATTGAAATCCAAAGAATACGAAAACTTGATGGGTGAGTACTACGAATGGTATAGAAGTAAACCCGACGAATCAAATTCTCTTACCGTTCAATTCACCAAACTAACAAAAGTTAGACAAGTTATAGCCAATGAAAAAACTTTACAAACTATAGAATTGGCAGAGAACATAATTGAACAAGGAAAAAAAGTTATCATTTTTTGTAATTTCACAGAATCTTTAGACGCGATAGTTCAACACTTTGGGAAGTCTGCGGTAAAGGTTAATGGTTCTATGTCCAAAGTTGAAAGACAAAATAGTGTAGACAGATTTCAAGAAGATGAGAAAGTCAAAGTGTTTGTGGGTAACATCAAAGCGGCTGGTGTTGGTATAACCTTGACAGCAGCTGAAGCCGTTATTATGAATGATTTATCTTTCTTACCTTCTGACCACTCTCAAGCAGAAGATAGAGCTTATCGTATTGGACAAAAGAACAATGTTCTTGTTTATTATCCTCTTTTCGAAAACACAATCGAAGGTTTGATTTACGATATTTTGATGGCAAAAAAACAGGTTATTGCCACGGTTATGGGGGATAATATTAACAGTGCGGATTTTGTAGAAGAAATTATGAACAGAATCAACAAAGAGGCTTAATAACAATATTATCTATATAGATATTTATTGTTATGTCAGTAATTGCAGAACCAGAAAGAAGTAAACTTTATACGAGAATCAAACATCTTTTAGGTGCACCAATAAGAAGTGTAGAAATAGAAGATGAAATGATGGATTCATTGCTTGAATTAGCGATTGGAGATTACGAACAATACATATTGGATTGGTTAATCGAATCACAATGGGTTAACCTTGTTAATTTAGATATGAACAACCAATCGGTTGCCAACGCATTAATTACAAGAACTATGAACTTCGAACAGCAGTTCCAATATTCATATTCTAAAATTGTTGGTCTTCAGACTAATGGTCCGTGGGTACTGAAAAAAGATTATTTTACTTTAAGTGCAAATACACAAACTTATGAAATACCTGCAGGTCGTGAAGTGAATGAATTACTATGGTATAGTAATCAACCGTGGGGATTATTTGGGTTAGCTGGTATGGGATTGGGTTTTGGATATGATGGTGCCGGATTGGGAGCAAATCAATCAGGATATGCACAATTTGGTTATCAAGGTTCTTACTTTATGATGTCAGGATTTGACTACCTAATTAGAGCTCAAGAAGCGAATATATTAAACAGAATTTTGGGAGGTAGCTTAACCTATAGAATTACAGCTTTACCTGATGGAAAAAAATTAGTTCATTTGATGAATACACCTAATGGTAGATTCAATTGGACAAGTTATAGTCAATATGTTGGAAAAAATGTGTGGTATTGGTATTACGATACTACAGGAAAGGACAGAAACGATTGTTTAAAATCGAATCCTGATATTATCAAGTTACCCTCTGATGTACCTATTGGAGCTTTGGAGTGGGGAGACTTAAATGACCCCGCAAGACAATGGGTACGTAGATGGTTTACAGCTTATGTAAAGGAAACATTAGCAAGAGTTAGAGGAAAATATAGTGGGAACCTAAAAACACCAGATTCCGAAATAGTAATGGACTACCAAAGTTTATTAACAGAGGCAAAAGACGAAAAAGGTAAATTAGAAGAAGAATTAAAACTTAGATTAGAAAGACTAAGACCGGAGAAACAAATGGAGAAAGAAGCGATGATTGCAGAAAATTTGAACAAACAACTTAAGTTTCACGCTTTCCCTCGACAGATTTATGTAATATAATTTAGTATGGCAATTATTAAAAGTATCCCCTCACAGAAACTTATCCATGGTAAGTTATTAAAAACTTCAGAAGTTTCAATTGTTTCAGAAAGTGATTATTCAACTCAAGGAGAAGATTGTATCATTGTAAAAGCAGTACCATTTTCTACAATAACTTTAAATTCTCGTACAACTGACCATACCGTAGTGAAAGCACTTACGAATATTATCATCAAACCTGATGTCAATAAAATTGATGAGGAATTTGATGAAATAGAAATGGGTAGAGGTGCGTGTGTTGAATTTAGATTTTGTGGTAACTCGTGGTATATTTTATCCTCAGACGGTTTAAAACAATCATAAAGAAAAAGGGATATGAAAACATATCCCTTTTTAATTTAAGTTAGTATGGACTCCCACCCCTCTTCAGCAAGTTCGTACATGTAATCGGGTTTGAGACCACGTCTTTCCCAGTAATTCAATTCTTGTTCAGTAACATCCAACACATCTTTTTGTAAATCATCTTGGTCTCCTTCACCTAACGGGTGACCATTGATAAGTTCACATTGTGATGTTGTAAAAATACCTCTCTCATGTGGTTCAGAAACAATCAATCCGTTTCTAACTTCATCTTTGAAAACAACCATTAGGGGTTCGATTCTTTTATTAAAAGTTGTGATTGCTCTCGGAACATTATAGTCCCCTGTCAATTCAGGGTCTTTATCCAAAATGTCTTTGTCTAACATATAACAATTAACCATTACCCCCTCTGTTATAGGTTTCGCCTTTGGGTTATTATGTAAGTTCACCGCATTGGTGTCTTTAATTTGTTTTGCCGTCATTTTCTGTACATCACCTTGAGAAGCCTTTGTTCCGTTATTAACATACATAATAACGTCACCTAAGTTTACGGTAAGATTATTCTGAATTGCTAACTCCATGTGTGCCATTCTTGACATTGAGTTTCCCGCCTTAGTCTTTGTCGTTAACCTTTTGATATAATCATCAACAGTAAGTTTTACCTTTGCTCTTTGAGCAATCTTAGACAGAGGGATTTTTTTCTCATATATCTTTGTCAGATATTCGTAATAATATTCTATAAATTCTTTACCCTCACCATGTAACAACATCTTTATTCCTTTATCCAAAAACTCTTCGATATATAGAGGAAGTTTCTTCGATTTAATACTATTACCCGTCAATTTTATTTTTCCTTTAGCGTCCATCACCGCATAATTCTTTCGAGCTAAATTAATACATGATGGCCAAACACCATCAGTATCTAATGCCATTTCCCCTCTCATGAATATATCATTGTATTCTGCAACGTCCGCCTCAGGACCCTTGTAGACTTTTCCCTTCTTAACTTTCCAATTCAATCCACGACCAACATATTCTCTTTCATTTGCATCATCAGGACTCGAAAAGTTCACACCATCCGTATCCATCACAAGTGGAACATATCCTTTCGTCATAAAAAACTTAATCATCTGACGAAGATATTGTCTACCCGTACAAGTAATTTGTTCACCCATATACATGTCACCCCAAGCAAATACCTGTGGTGCTGACAACGCGCCGAACATGGAGTTGATGAAGATTTTGATTGGTAATTGTTTATTCGAATACGATTCAGACTTTTTCTTGTCTGTCTCATAAAACTCTTCCGCTAGTTGTTTGTATTTGATACGAGTGTCTCTGAAATACTTTAACATACCTTTCATCGCACCCGTCACATCACAGTCAGGAAAAACATCGTGTACGAGCTGAATTGAGGGGTATAGAGACGAGAAGTCTAACTTGAGAACATTCTTACTGTATCCGACCTTAAGTAGTCGGGAAAGACCTCCTACGAAGTCTGTCTTACCTTGTTTTGCTGGTATTGCTAAATTGTTTTTATATGACCAAGCCAACATCAACATTTTCCACAAAGTTGCGGTTCCCATCGTTGAGACTCTTTCGTAAGTTGTTGGAATCATCGCCGCAAGTAAGAAAGAACCTTGATTGAACTCTTTATCAACCGCTAAAGTTTCTTCCAAGTCATCGTCAAGATATCTTTCGACAATATCGTCACCTGTTGTTTTGATATAAACACCAGGAAATTTAACATCTAAATCCTTGTAATCGGCAGCCTTTTTATATTTTCCGTTTTGAACATTCAACCAATATTCTTCTTTCTCATGGTACATTTTACCAATGTTTGTATGGTCAATATATACACGGTCAGGAGCTTCAGCATTAATGAATGTTGTTATATATTTTAGACCCGCGGATTTAATACTTGAGTTAATTGCTTGTGCTCTACGAACAGCATGAATAATATCAATAACATTATAACCCCATATTGAAGTTTGAGTGTAGGTTTCAACCTCGTTTGCCAACTTCAACATATTATCCTTCCTCGTATATGAATGTTCGGGATGTAATGACTTACAAACATTTTTAGCATTAATTCCGAGGATTCTACATCTCTCGAAAATCCAATGCCAGTCGAAGTTTGCTGAGTTATAACCACCAATTATACTTGGTTTTATTTCATTGATTATATTAAAGAATTCTATTATGGCTCCCTTCTCTTGAGACTCATCCAAGCATTCAATTACCTTATGATATCCTTTGTTAGTTTTAATTCCAATCATGAATATCCTACCGTCCTTAGGGTCCAAAGCATCAGTTTCCAAGTCAAATACCAATCGGGTCACTTGTTCATAATCTTCAAACCCTTTGAAAAGTCTTTTCTCTTTGGAAATCAAATATTGCTCTACAGGTGGTAGAATTAATAACTTGTCTTTCGTTTTTTCACCCCATGGGTCAACGCCACCATCTCTGAAAAACTGAACTAACTCCCTGTAACCCTTTAAAGACTTAACCATAAAAGTTAAACCATTTTTGAGTCTCTCATTATCTTGAGTCTCTAGTTTTTCAATCATGATTCCATATTTTGTCATAGCCTCCTTTTGTGCCATTTTGGAATCATTATAAAACTTTAAACCCCTAAGGTCTCCAACCCAAGCAAACGGGATGAAAGTATCTTTTCTAATTTCTTTACCCTTGCCAGGTATTTCTTTTATTTTGTAAATGGAGTTAGAAACATAATCGAATTCTATTGCAACAATGAATTCTTCGGGGTCATTTCCATGTAGGAACGACTCAATAACTTCGTTAGATATCATAAATTATATTTTAAGTGACATATTAGCTTCCACTCTGAAGTGAAATTTGTCTTCACTGTAAATATAAAAAAAAATATCTACTTACCAAATTAACAACATGGTTCTGTCGAAATGAAACTGTCCTGAACGTTGATATAAAGTTCTTCCCTGAGAGGTAACATTAAATTTCCTTCATCATTCTTTAAGAGGAATTGACCCTGATACCTACCAACTTGATTAGTATCTCTAGCACTGAATTGGTAGTAAATATAATATTCAGGTGTTGCTCCTGCAGGTAAATTTAAAGGGACTATACTACAAGGTGCAGAAACAATTTTTGCAATGCCTGTAGAGGTGTTAACCATTGAAAAATAAATTGTAGATACCTCTAAGCTTTCCATTATTTCGAGGTATCCACTCCTACCGTCCTTTACAACTTGCATTTTTAGAACAGGAAGGGTTGCATTTTTTTTAATAAAAAATTCCATAACAATAAATATATTGTTAGGATTCTTTACGCAACTTACCATCGTAATGTTCAAACCTGTCGTGTTCTGTTGGAGTAGTTAATAGAATTCCGCAGGATAACTCCCCTTTTTTTGTCAATTGGAACATATGACTCATCCATGTTTGTTCAAATGGGTGTGCCCATTTAGTGTCGATGAACATTTTTTTGTTTCCGTTTTTAGAAACTACTTGAGGCCAATTACAATAGAAAACCTCTCCGTTCGAATAAGGTATCCCCTGATATGAAACAATTTTTTCATACTTAGTCTTTGGTGCATTTGGGTCTAAACCTATTTGAGGTAGTTTTTTCTTTTCGGGCCAAAATGTTTCTCTGATATTTTGTGGTACATTATACCATGCCCACTGAGTACCATTGTCACCAAAAAATTCAGTGTAATTCAATTTTAAAAAGTCAAAATTCTCTTTCTTTGTAATTTCCAATGACTTTCTATAAATATTTTTTACATACCTATTGAATCCGTTTTTACATACACTTTCTTTTCCGTTATAAAAAAACATATCATCTTCAAAAAAGAACATAAAGTCACTGTCAGACTCTTCAAAATGTTCGGCAATCCATTGCCTTCCACCACAAATCCCTAAATTATCCTTTTTGATATGTTCAAATCCATGTTTCTCACACAACTCTTTATATCTTTCAAAAGTTTCAGTATTTGAAGAATTATCTAAAAGATATTTTTTTGGTTTTAAAATAAAATCTTGGTCATATTTCATCATCGATTCAATCAACGTTTCAAATTGATTTGGGCTATTGAATGTAATGACATACAAAGAAGACTTACTAATATCTAAATCATTTAGTGAAGAAAATTTGTTATTGGATTTAACGACTAAATTATTATTTTTAAGGTC